TGCCCGTCGCCCGGCTGCCCGTCGCCCGGCTGCCCGTCGCCCGGCTGCCCGTCGCCCGGCTGCCCGTCGCCCGGCTGCCCGTCGCCCGGCTGCCCGTCGCCCGGCTGCGCCGCACGCTGCAGGTCACGTGCAATCTCGACGACGTCTTGCGTGCACGTCGCCTTGTCGAGACGCGCCAGGATCCGGTCGACAATCGACGCCATCGGCTCGGCAAGCCGCGTCTCGTGCCGCGAGATATCCAACGGGTATCCCGCCAGACGGACACGGCCGAGCATCGCCAGCGTCCACGGCAGATTGCAGACATCGTTCGGGTCATAGGCAGCCGACGTTTCACCGACTGCCCATGCCAGCAACTCGACCAGACGGTCGCGCGCGTTGACCGCTACCGTCGCGCCGATCAAGCAACGTTCGATACGCACGTCCTCCATGCCATTGACAATCGCGCCTAGGCCTTCCCGCAAAGCAACCTGCCAAGCGCCATGATCGGTGAACAAGACATGCGCGATTTCATGAAGGAAATATCCCGTCCAGCGATCGAGGACCGCACGCGACAAGCGCGTGTCATGCGCCATCACTGGAAAAGTCACCGTTGCCCGGTAGCCACCGTTGCCGGTTTCATGCAAGCTGACCGATGCCGTATCGGCATACCGGCTCATTGTCGCCCGCACTTCGCCAGTTTGTCCGGCAAGCTTCAAGATTGCTTGCAGGTTGCCTTCCATCGCCCGCAAGGCATCGGGCAAAGAAACTGTCTCTCGGTTAAGCATTTTCTCGTTTCCTTTCGGTTCGGTTTTTCAAGTCAATTCAAGCGGAAAAGACACGACGCGCGTCTACCTGCTCGGCCGATTGCGACAACGGCGCCGCGTCTACCGGCGCCATGTCCGCCACTGCGCCGGAAACTTCACGCTGGAAGGCATCGCCATCGAAATGCGCCCGGATAGCTTGCCGCAACGTCTCGCGGTCGCCTTCCGGCAAGCGCGAAAGCGCCGTCACGTTCCATGCCGTATCGACCGCCAGCATGTCGCGATGCACTGCCGACATGAAAGCGACCAGCCGCCGGAAAGAGAACGGCCGTGCTTCGCCACCGGATTTTGCCGCAGCAGTTCGCACCGCCTTGGCGAAATCCGCCAGCCGCTGGCACGCTGCGTGCGGCGCCCCGGTATGCTTGGCCAGCGCCAACGCTTCCAGCTTGGCCGGGAGGTAGCCGATCACCACGAGGCGCCCGCAACGGTCGACAAGCGCCGCGTTCGCCGATTGAACACCAGCGTAGACGCCGCTTTCGTCGCCGTAACCCGCCGAATTGTCGGCAATGATGACCACGACACCCGGAGCGAAAGCGACTACCTCGCCGGTCGGCAACGTCACCCGCTTTTCGTCCAGGATGGTCTGGAAAACCGCCACGGTTCCGGCCGGCGCGATCATCAATTCGTCGAGCAGGATTACCGTTCCCGGGCGCCTGATCGATTGCGTAAAAACCTTGTCGCGCCAAACCATCTCAACACCGCCATTGGCATGCGGGACCGGCTCGCTCTGACCTAGAAGATCGACGATTTCGGTCGATCGCGTGAAACCGATACGGGTAAAAGGCCGTCCGGTTCGCGCCGCATATTCCCGTGCAAGAGTTCCCTTGCCTGTCCCGGCGCCGCCGGCAAGCCAGACCGTCTCGCCATGCTCCAACGCCGTCGCCACCTCGGCAAAACGCGCCGGCTCGACGACATAAGCCGGTTCCGGCCGAGGCGCATCGCTGGCGTCCCAGACCGCCACTGGTAAACGCGATTGCGCGCCGCGAACAGCGAATACCGTCGACATCGTCGCTTGTCGGACAATCCTGGCATAAGGCACCGTACCGGCCGGGGCGACAGCGACAATCTGCGGCGGACGATTGGCCTCGATGGCGAGCGGCCGCACCCGCCTCTCGATTTCCGCCAGCATCGATCCGGCCAAAAACGGCCGGACAGGATCGAGCACGTTGTCGATCGCCGCAGTAACCGGGTCGACGGTCGCTGTCGACACGATATCCATCTCGACTGCTTCGCTCACCATATCCTCGTCCTCGTTGTCGCTTTCCTTGTCCATTGGAACAGTGCCCGCCAGTGCGACAAGCTGCTCCCAGATCCCGAGGTCACGCGCCGCCTGCAGGATTTCTGCCTTGCGCAAGGCTGCCTTGCCGCTCATCCCTTGCCGCTCGCGCCACTCGGAAAAGCCGGGTTGCGCCCGCACCAAAGTGCGGGCCGCGTTGCGCACGGACTGGGGGAGAACAAGCGTTTCGTTGCTGGTCATTTCATCGGTTCCTATCGGTTCGTTTCGTTTTCAAACCAGACGCACATTGCGGCCGGCAATCAAGGAGGTAGTTCAAAATTCAATCCACGTCAATAGCCAACAAGCAATCGGGCGACCGAACGGCAAGCGACAAGACAAGCGGCAGCGAGGCAGACGACAGCGAGGCAGACGACGGCGAGGCAGACGACAGCGAGGCGGGCGGCGGACACGGCCGGGCGGCGGACACGGCCGGGCGGCGGACACGGCCGGGCGAGCCAGCGCCCGCCCGCGGCCCCGCGAGCCCCGCGGCCCCACACTGGGGGGCCGAGGCCCTCACGCCAAAATTTCCCCTTTCCTCGACCGGAACCACTCCCCCGCCGCGGCGCGCCCGCTCGCCGCTCACGCATTGCCGACAAGATCGGCAGGGGCCTTGCGCCACCATCATGGTCATGGTGGTTTTTTCTTTCCTGACCTCCTCATAATTCACCCCACCCAACCCATCCCCACACAATACCCGTAGGGTTTGTGTTTGGGGGGATGGGTGGGGGAGAATGTTTAGGGGTTTGTGGGAGCGGTGTCGGCGGCAACGATTATCGTCTCTGCCAACCGACCGTTTTTCTCTTTTTTCACCACCACCGCCAACCGTTGCTGCTCGATCAGGTTTTCAACCAGTTGGTCCGCCTCGGCTACCGACAGCACGATCCCGGCCTTCATCCCGATCTGCCCGGCTTGCCGTGGCGACGGTCGTCCGCCGCTCGCTGAGCTTGTTCGAAGAACCGTTGTCCCGGAGCCGATCGCCGCGACGATGACGTCGAACATCTGCTGCTCCCGTTGCGTCTGCACTGCCTGCGCGTTGACCGGCACCAGCACGCCTACCCGGCTTGTCGTCATGCCTTGCCGCACCCCCTCGTTCCATATCTCGACCGGGATCAGCACCTCCTTCCATTCGAGCCAGTCCATGCCGGTAGGGCCGTCCTGGTAAGCGCCTTTCACCTCGATCAAACGAACGCCGCCGGCTTCACGCACGACGTTGGTGGCAAACCTCGCCATCGCCGTCAGCGCTCTTGCCCCAGCTGCCGCATCCATCGATTTCGGATCGTTTTTCGCACCACTCTTGGTGAGATGGCTGACCAGATCGACGGCACAGTTCAGCTCCTGTGCCAGGATCAGCGCCACGTCCATGATCGCCTGCATGTCGGCCTCGTCGGTCAGCTTGCCGCCGCCGGCCACCCCGCTCAGCGTGTCCACCACGATCACCGCCAGCCGCTTCGCCTCGCGGATTTCCGCCAGGATCTTGCCGAGCTTGATCAACCACAGGCTCGGCACCAACGCCTCGTTGATCCGCTCGACCAGTGGCCCGGTCTTGTCCACCACCAGGATGTCGTGCCTGTAGTTGACATTCGTCAGCCGGTGGTGCTGCCGGAACGCCTCGTCACGCCGCTTGAACTCGTCCACCTTCTCGCTGTCCGCGGCGATGTAGACGCAAGCCCCGGCGCGCTTGATATCCGAAAGACCGACAAGATCCGGTCTTTCACAGGCGATGGCGTTCATCGCCGCCACCGCCAGCGCCGACTTGCCCAAGCCCGGCGTGCCCGCCATCACCGACACGATCCCGCGCGCCAACCGGTTGGTGATGAACTGCCGCTCCTGCGCCGGCCCGGTGCCGGCGCCTTTGCCGAAGACCACCATCCCGGAAGGCAATCGGTTGATGTTTCCGGCGCCGCTCGCTCCGTTCACCACCCGGGCATGGCTTGGCCAGCTCGATAGCGCCTGCTGGAGCTGCTGCCAGCGGTCCAGGGTGGACGCTCCGGACGCGAAAGCTTCTGTTCGGCCGGTGCCGTTGCGGCTGCCCGCCGTGTCCGCCGTAATCGACGCGAACGCGCCCTTGGCTTGTATCGACCTCACCTTGTCGATGATCTTCCGAGCCTGGTCGCTGTTTTGCTTTTCAAGCAACCTGACCAGCGACGTCAGTCCCGCCTTGTCCGCCGTGGAACGATGGTCCCAGACGTCGCGCAGATCCTTGGCTTCGTCGACTGGCCCATCCTGCCGCAACGCCGTCCACTTCACGGCAAGGCCATGCGACGCCTCGTTGCGTCCCGAAGCGTTCCAGATCCCGTAGACCACCCCGATCCACTCGTCGCGCCCGATCCCCGTGTTGGGACAGGCCGCCAGGATCTCCTCGAGCAGCCCCAGCACCATGTCGGGATCGTCGAGCCGTATCGCCTCGCCGAGGCCGAGCGCCGCGCTTCCCGCGGTGCCGTTGCCGCCGAGGCCGAAGCCGCCGCCACGACGGTGGCTGCCCCCTGCTCCATCACGTGGCCCGAAAGCCGCCCACAGCTCGTCGATCGTGTAGGTTCTTCCCGAGGCTTCCCTGAGACAAGTCTTGAAACGGTTTTTCCCCGGCTTGACATTGACTCCGGCAGGCAAGCGGACATAGCGTCCCGCCGTCGTCCCGTCCTTGATCCCGCCGGCGAATACCGCCCGCGCCAGGATCTGCTCGACCAGGGCGCGATAATCATCGGGCGCGACCGGCTCGTCGAAAACATAAAACGCCTGGAGATTGTTTTCCGACGTCTCCACCATCGCCGTCGGTTGCGGCGCCAGCTCCAGCAAACCGGTATCCAGCTTGGCGTCGGGATTTGACGTTGTGTCGCCGACGTCGTCGAGCACCAGCGCCGCCACCGCCTCGATGTCCGCCGCGAGGCGCTGTGCCGCTCCTGCCCTGACGATCCCGACCGCGACGTAATACGCCCCGCTCTCATCGTTGAAGTCGAGCTTCGTCTCCTTGAGCCGCCCGCCCTGCCACTGGCTGCCCGCCTCGACGTCATGCACCAGCGTCACCCAGGCTTTCCCAGCCATGCCGGCGAACATCGTTTCCAGCAGCCATCGGCAAGCTTCTGCGCCGCTGGCCGGCAATGACTGGGGATAAGGCCTGGCTTCGCGCTTGCCGCTGCCCGCAATATGATTGGGGCTTGGCTGATAGACGGAAGACATGGTATCTGTCCTTTGTTTGAGGTGGTTCTTGTTTGGGGTGGTTCCTGCAGGTTCTGCTTCAACCAACGGCCCCTCTCGCGAGGGGATTTCCAAGCGCCGGATGAAAGCCTGGTCCAGGGCTCCCATCCGGCGTTTTTATTCGGCTTTGCTTAGCTGGCTGTAATCCGCCAACCGTGAAAGTGTAAGCCCGGATTGGCCTTGCGCGCTAGACGCCATAGCTGGTCTTGACGCCGCCCTCGCACGCTATCGGTAGATCTTCGGCCCAGGTTGGGCGGGTTTCGATCAGCTGCCTGATCCGCGGCGCGTCGCTGTCCGCCCGGCTCGCCGCCACCTCCTCGACCAGTTCATCGTGCGCTGATAAGGCGAGGAGCCCCAAGGACGCGTCATCGACCCGGATGGCCGCCTCCACCAGGATGTCGCGGCTCACGGCCTGGACGCAGTTGTGGACCACGTATGGGGCTATGTACCCGCGGACGGTGAACCTGTGGCGGGGACCGCAATCGAGGATGTCGTAGACTTCTTCCTGACGTCGGGCGGGCGGAACCACTCGTCTGCCCGCCAACCGTTGGTGATCCGGTACAAGAGGGTGGTCACCCCAATACCCGAAAGCTGCGCGGCTTCCGAAACGGTCATTTCGCCCCAAGGGGTCGTGATCCGGCGGTTGCTGCGCTGGTTCCGGCTTTGCCAGGTCGCGCTGGCCCAGACACAGTTCGCCTTCGAGTATCCAGCATTGTTGTCGGTTCGCTCCAAGGTCAGCCCTCGCTGGTAGGTCGGACCCATGTCTGTCCAGAACCCCAAGAAGGTCGCCCATTCCTGACAGACCGTGATCCCGCGCCCGCCGTAGTTTTTCCAGGCTTGATGTGTCGGCAGCCGACAACGATCGCGCATCGCTCGCCATACCCAGTAAGCCGGATGCTTGGACATCCCGTGGGTGGTCCGAGACCGACCGATCAGCTGGTTCTTCAGGCAGCCGCAGGACTGCAACTTGTACAGCGCGTGTCCGGCAATGACTTTCACGTTGCCACAGTCGCAAGCCACTCGCCATAAGCGATGCTTCCCGGTCGTGCCCACATCCTGCAACGCTGTCAGGGCGCCGAACCGCATGCCGGTGTAGTCCTTGCGATTGCGCTGCCCGTATCCAGCCATTTTCTGTCAACACCTTGTGCTCGGCCGTCATCCACACGCCGTCGAGACAGGCGGTTTCTTGTCGGCCTTGATGAGCGACACCGCCATGCAGGACCCATTCTTCGCCATCCCACAGCCAGTCGTCGGCCTGGACATCGACGATAGTTTTCCAGCCTCTGGAGGTCAAGACTTGTGTGTCGGCGGATAAACAGTTCTCTGCGAGCTTGCCGCCCCATGTACGGACCATCCCCCACTGATGGGTCTTCTGGTCGACGCCATCGTAGGTCAACCCGGTGCGCTGCTCGCTATCGGCAGTAAGCCTGACGTTGCGGTAGAACAGATCCCTGCCCGACGGCAAGCGCATGCGCACCAGGACGGTGCCGTCACGGCGACGTTCCCCGACGAACAGCAGCTTGGCATTGACCACCTTCGGAAAACCGTCTGGCGAGCGGAGGGCAGCACGGCAAACCTGCTCGCAGGCGTGCCACAGCTCGACCACTCGGTGATTGGCGTCGCGCCAGCCATGGACCATCTCCTTGGCCTGCCGCTCGTCGAGGCTCAGCCCGTACTTCGCCGCGGTGACGATGAACTTCTTCCAGCCCATCCCGTATCCCGCCGCCAAGCTCACTACCTTGCCGGCTTGCCGGGTCGGCAGCCCGATCTGCTTCTGGGCAAACGTGTAGATATCCTCGTCGCGCCGGAACGCCTCGAGCATGTCCGCCTGCCCGGCCAGCCAGGCCAGGACCCGGGCTTCGATCTGCTTGAAGTCGAACACCACGAAGCGCCTGCCGGGAGCGGGCACCAGGCACGAGCGCAGTCCTTGCGCCACGATCTCGAGCGGCGCCCCGTAGAGCGCCTCGAGCCAGTCGTTGCCGTGTCCGCTGCGGATGCCGGCGAGGGCCCTTTGCAGATCATGCTTGGCCATGGCGAGCCTCGGCATGTTCTGCACCTGGATCAACCTTCCGGCGAAGCGTCCGGTGCGCGAAGCACCGTAGTAGAGCAGCTGCCCGCGGACACGGTGGTCGGCGGGATCGGCGCAGCGCGCCATCGCCTGGAGCTTGCGGGTCGAGCTTTTGGCGACGTCCTGCCTGATCCGCAGCACCTGCTTGGCGTCGTCGTCGATCGGCAGGCTGAGCAGCTTGGCGACCTCGTCCTTGTCGAGCCCGTCGCTGGCGATGCCGCGATCCTTCAGCCACTGCGCCAGCCTCGCCGTTTGGCTGCCCGGCTTGCTGACCTCGCCCGAGGTCAGCGCGCTGCAGGCGGCATCGAGGTTACGGGTTTCTTGCCGGGCGGTGTCCGTCAAGCGCCTGACCAGCTCGAGATCGATGCCGATGCCGCGCCGGTTGGTCTCCTGGTCGAGGAGCGATACCCGCCGCTCGAACACCGGCAGGAGGGGCAGCCTTCGCGCGATCTCGCGCTCGGCGACGACGTCCTGGCGGCAGTACTCCTTCAGTTGCCGCAATTTGGCGAGGTCGTCCTCGTGCCAGAGCCCGCCCTTGGCGCCGCGCCGTGGCTTCGCCATCGCCAGCATGAGACGATGGGCGGTGTTGTCCTTCTGCAGGAAACGGGGGAGGCCGAGCGCCTGCCCGGCTTGCCCGAGGCTGGCCGGCAGGCCGGCATAGAGGGCTTGTTGCATCGTGCAGTCGACCCGGTCCCAGGGCAGGGTAATTCCGTAATGGTGATGGAGGATCAGCCATTCGAACTGGGCGTTCCAGGCGCGCAGCCGGCAGCACGGATCAGCGAGATGGTTTCGCACTGCAACGGGCAGGGCGCTTGGTACGACGACGGCTTCGACCGGAATGGCATCGTCGATCGCCCAGGCGACGACAGTCACCACGAGGTCCGGGTTCGCTGCATAGAGATCTGCTCCAACTTGACGTAGGTCCGCCGGGCAGTACGTTTCAAAGTCAAGTGAAATCACGCGCATGGCGTATTGACCTTTCAAGAGGCAGTCGCTAAATGTAAGTCCGACCGCTTTGAAATGAAAGTCCAATCGTGCCCCACGCGTTTCTCACCCGCCGTAAAAGTCAAGCTGTCGTCCCGGTCTGGGATTACCACGCGCTGCTGGCGTCGCTAGGCAGCGCTCCGGGTATCGCCAGGCGCATCCGTGCCCTTGGTTACGACCCGCCCAGCCCCAAGACCATCAACGGCTGGAGCTACCGCGGCCGCGTGCCGTCGCAGTGGACGCCGCTGCTCATCCAGTGGGCGCTCAAGGAGCGCAAGCTCGATAGTGTCGACCAGCTGCTGATCAAGGACCAGATCCCGCTGTGACCATTCTCTGCATCCAGTGCGCCATGAAGGCGATGCTTGACGGGATCGAGCCGCCCTATTTCGACGAGACTGTCGAAGAGCATTTCCGCCGGGTCCATTTCGACCCGGAAGCGACGGCGCGCGAGCGTCGTCGACTGGAACAGCGGCTGCGCGACAAGCTGTTTGCCGGCTCGGGGAAGAGCCAGAGCAACGGGCACAGCCTGCCATGACCGTAATTTTGGGTATCGACCCCGGTTCGGTGTCCGCCGCCTGGGGGCTGCTTTCGCCGGGGCGAGGAGGTTACTCTTGTGGCGACATCCCGGTGGCCAACGGCATGATCGATGCCAGCGGCTTTGCCGACATCGTCGCCACCTCCGGCGCCGATCATGTGGTGATCGAGAAGGTCAACGCCTTTCCCAGGCAAGGGGTAAGCTCGTCGTTCCGTTTCGGCATGGGCACCGGCATCATTCATGGTGTCGTCGCCGCGCTCGGCTTCCGGCGCATCGAGGTGGCGGCGTCGGTGTGGAAAAAACACTATCGTCTCGACGCCAGCAAGGAAGCGGCGCGGGCGTTGGCGCTCAAGCGCTTTCCGGCGGTGGCGACGCAGCTCGGCCGCAAGCACGACGCTGGCCGCGCCGAAGCCTTGTTGATCGCCCTGTGGTGGCTGGAGCAGCGTTGAATGGAACCGCTTTACCCCTATCAGGCCGATGCCCGGCAAAAGATTGCCGCTGCCGACAAGCCGATCGTCAATGCCTTCGAGCCTGGGCTCGGCAAGAGCCGTGTCGTCCTCGAAATCATGCGGGCTCGCGGCTATCGCCGCATCCTCATCGTCTGCCCGGCGTCGGCAGTGCTGGTATGGACGCGCGAGATCAAACGTTGGTGGGGCTCGGCGGCCTTGTCGTCGGTGACCGTGCTGCATCCTGGTAAGGCGGCCCGCGGCAAGGGCATCTTCATTCTGTCTTACGGCTTGCTGTCGACCAAGGGCGCCGGGGCTTGGCTGCAAAAGGTCATGATCGAGCCGTTCGCCGCTACCGTGCTCGATGAGGCGCATTATCTCAAGAACCCGCGCGCCAACCGTTCGCTGCGCCTTTTTGGTTTTCTCGAGCGCAAATGCCTGGGCTGGGTTCACGCCATGACTGGCACCCCGGCGCCCAACCATGCCGGCGAGCTGTGGCCGCTGCTGCACTATCTCAGGCCTGAGCTGCTCAAGCTCAATGGCCACTCGATGAGCGAGAGCGAGTTCATGGGCCGCTACACCAGGGTTCGTCACTTCAAGGTCAGGCACCACTGGGTCGAGCAGGTCACCGGCTCGAAGAACCTCCCCGAGCTGCGCCAGCGGATTGCGCCGATGTTCATCATCGCCCGCAAGAAAGACGTCCTGCCCGATCTGCCGCCGCTCGATTTTGTTGTCTTACCGGTGGTTGCTCGGGGATGGGGCGGCATGATCGGCGATCAAGCCGATCTCGATGATGACGCTTTCCTCGCCAGCATGGCGCGCCTGCCAGCCAGCATCCTCCAGCAGATCGGCCTCGCCAAGGTCGACAGTGTTGTCGACTGGATCAGCGATCTGCTCGACAACGACCCCAAGCGCCGGCTGTGCATGTGGGCCCTGCACCATGCGGTGATCGACGCCTATGCTGTGCAGCTGACCCAGTACGGCGTCGCCAAGCTTGATGGCCGCGACAACCTTGCCGCCCGGACGGCGGCGGTCGACCGTTTCATGTCCGGGCAGGCGAGGATTTTCCTCGGCCAGATCATGGCCGGCGGCATGGCTCTGACGCTGGTATCGAAGGCGATGCCGTGCAGCGACGTGGTCTTCGCCGAGGCGTCCTTTTCGCCGGCTAACAATTTTCAGGCGGCTTGTCGTGTCCACCGCATCGGCCAGCATGACGGGGTTTTGGTTCGTCATGCCGCCGCGGCCGGAACTATCGACGACCGGGTGCAAGAAATCCTGGCGCGAAAGTCGCGCGAGATCGCGGAGTTGTTCGGATGACGGCATTGTGGGAACGGTTGCAGCCGCCCGAGGCGGTGGCCCGGTTGCAGAGGACTTATGACCGCTGGTCCTTGGTTCGCCGGATGTATGACGAACTGGGCTTCACGTTCGCGGCGATCGGTCTTCGTCTCGATCTCAGCCGTGGCCGGGTCAACGAGATCTATCGCAACGGCTATTATGCCCAGCGATTTCGTCAGCGATCCCCGGTCGAGATCTGGCTGGCGAGCTGGGAGCGGCGCAGCTGGAAGGCTTTGACCGAGCAGGCTTGGGCGGAAGAGGATGCCGAGATCGAGTTGGCTGCCCGGCTCAAGCATAAGCCGTTGCCGACGCCAGTCGAGCTTGCCGCCCGCAAGGAAGCACAGCGGCAAACAGGCCGGCGGATAGCCGAGGAAAGCAAGCAGCGGCGTTTGGGCGCGCGACTGGTGGCGCACGATTATTTTGATCAAGTGACCGGCTATTGGGTTCGCATCCATTGGCAAGCCGACGGTATAAAACGATGACCCAGGTTTTTGCTCCGATGAGCCACCCGATCGACCATCCCCGTCACTACACGACGCATCCGTCGCGGGTCGAGTGCATCGACATCACCGAGTACATGAATTTCTGTCTCGGCAACGTCGTCAAGTACGTCTGGCGCGCCGACAGCAAAGGCGACGCCCTTACCGACCTGAAAAAAGCCCGCTGGTACCTCGACCGCGAGATTTCCCGCCGCGAGCGCGAGCAGGAGAAGCTGAAGTGAGTTATCCGTGCCCCAAGGATGGTTGGCGGGTGCCGTTTGCCAGTGGGGTTGCCGTGCTCAAGTGCCTCGATGATTGGGACATACCGATTGTCGTTACCGTGCTGGAGAAAAATGCCCGCGCTCATTTCGGCGAACCGTCGTTCGCTCTTGATTATGCGTTGGCCAGTTAATGGAGGCAGCGAGATGGCCAAGAAACCTAACCCTAAGGTCAAGACTGTCATGCACGAGTGGAAACAGGGCACCTTGCATTCCGGCTCGCCGAAAGGGCCAAAGGTGACCTCGATGAAACAGGCCGTTGCCATCGCGCTGAGCGAAGCCCGGCGGGCTAAAAGCAAAGGAAGAAAATAGATGCCTATCGAAGTGAAAGTTACCGGCGACACTATCGCCGAGATCGATATCGCGCTCAAGTCGCTGATCCGCAACGATCTCGTCGGCATGTCGCTCGACGAGTTGTTCATAATTGCCCAGGGGCGTTTTGCGGCTGCCGGCTTCGCGCTCAAGGTCGAAGGCGGTGCGCCGGATCCAACGTTGGCCGTTGGCGAGACAAGCGTCGCACCACCGGACGAAGCGACACCGCCGGCCGAAGCGACACCGCCGGCCAAGCCCAAGCGGACACGGCTGCCCAAGGCGTCCACGGTGATCAAGTCGGTGGTCGAAGCCGACCAGGAGGACGACGAAGCCGAACTGGCTGACAACGACAAGAGCGAAGAGCAGCTGGAAGCCGATCGCGCTTATGTCCTCGACCAGCTCGGTTCATGGTTCGCCGACCCGGCCAAGAAGCTGCAGACCAAGGCGTTCATCGACCGGATCGCTGCCCGCAATAACGGTGTCCGCATGAGCCTGCTCGACGCCAAGCTGTTCCCGGCAATCCGCCGCGAGATGAACACCGAGTTCGGTATCGGAGGCAATGGCCATGCCGGAAGCTGACGATCCTTTCAAGGTCATGCGCGAAGCCGATCCACTCGCGGTCATGCGTCAGGTGGCGAAAGACGCCGAGCAGCATCCCGGGACACGGACAGCGGCGCCTGAATACGGGCTCGGCGAAACCCGCCGTTCGTGGACCGGCTGGCCGGGACGCGACCGCCCCAACGACGCTCCGGCGCCGACCACGCCATGACAAAAACCAATCACTACGCCGAGCACAAAACCCGGCTCACTCCCGCCGAGAAACTGCGCGTGGCGGTGGCGGTTCTGGCCGACGGCATCGACCAACACAAAGTCGCGGCGCTCATGGGGGTCAACCAGGGGCGGATCGGCGAGTTCATCAGCAAGATCCGCAACGTTCTCGAAGACAACCCCGATAACGGCAACGACGACAGCGACAGCAGCAACGGGAAAGAGCTGCTTTCGACCAACGGCGACGCCGTGGCGGGATTGCTGCCGCAAATTCGGCTCATGCTGCCCGAGAACGACGACTATGAGTGAGCTTCCATCGTCGCGTGGACGACAGGGTGAGTGGCCGCTCGAGCGGGTCGAGGCTGCCGCCCGGCTCTGGCAGGAGGGTTGGAGCGCGCGCCACATCGGCGAGCGGCTCGGTGTCTCGCGCAACGCTGTCTTCGGCATGGCCCACCGCAAGCAGTGGACACGCGGCGAGCCAACCGACGAGGTCAAGGCAGCGGGAGCGTCGGCGCAGGCCAAAACCCGCCAGAAAAAGATCACCGAGGTCGCGCCGCGCCAGGCCAACTTCGTTTTAGTGAACAAGCTGAAAAAACGATCACGGCTGCCCGTGGCGGCAGGCGGCGTGCCCTTGCTCGAGCTGGGCCACGGCTGCAAGTGGCCGCTGTCGGGTAGCGGCAGCGAGATCCGGTTTTGCGGCCAGCCGCGACAAGTCGGGGCGAGCTACTGCCCCGAGCACCAGTTGCATAGCGTTCAGCCCGGGTGGCCGCCGCGGATAAGGGTGGGTCTGTGACGACGGTAATTTATCTCTTGTCGGGCACGATCGTCGTTCTGGTGCTGCTGGTGTCCGCTGCCAGTGGCGCCGATGCCGGCCTCTGCCGGTCTTACGCGACCACCACCAGCGTGCTGCTCGGCCGCTTCAGCTGGCTGCGGGCTTATACCTCGTGCATCAATGCCGATGAGCTGCCGCCGGCTCCAGACACTGTCGAGGAAGCCCACCACATTGTCTGGCCGTGGATGGATTTGCCGCCGGCCCCGCCACAGTCTTGCGCCGTCGGGGTCAAGACCACCGTCAGCTCGCCGCCGGCATTGGTCTGCGCCCGGGCGCATCGTTCGATCGTCTGGAGCGGCAGATCCTGGCACTGCACATGATATCGAAAATGGAAGTGAAACTTAAAGTTTGCTAAAAATTTTCTACAGGAAAAGACAGCTGTGAAGAAAATAACCCCAACCCATGCCGATGCCTCGCCGTCGAGCGCTTTTCAACAGGCGATAGCGCATCAAGGACCGGAGTGTTTTTTCTGGCCGTTTTCCCGTGACACGCATGGACGTGGTCAAATTCGACGGGCAGGGAAAACACATCAAGTTCATTCGCTTGTTTGCCAAATCGTTCACGGGTCAAAACCTGCCCCTGAATACGAAGTTGCGCATTCCTGCCACAATGGGCGAAAGGGGTGCGTATCTGGCGCACATCTTCGCTGGGCTACTCGTGCAGAAAATGCGGCTGAAAGGTTAGATCATCGTTGGGGTAGAAAACTCACAGAACAGCAGGTTCGATCTATCCGGAGATTGTTGAAACATATAGCTAAAACAGACATAGCTCGACATTTTAATATTAGCTTTAGAACGGTAAGACAAATCGAGACTAATCAACGTTGGTGGTGGTTACCATGACTGCTCACGCCGATGCTTCTCCGAGTACTGCCAGTATTTGGTTACAGTGCCCGGCCAGCGTCACCCGCGCCCGCGGCCGTGTCCGCCGCCCGAGCGTCTACACCAGCGAGGGCAGTGCCGCCCACCAGGTCGCCGAGATGATCATCCACGGCCTGCTGCCGCCGGAAAAAGTCATGGTGGACGGCGGTGAGGTCGAGGTCGACAGCTGCATGGTCGACGCGGTCGACCGCTATGTCACCTACGTCGAAAACCTCAAGCGGCAAGCCGACCTCTTCCTCACCGAGGCTAGAATTAAGCTCCGTTTCCGTGGGATCAAGGAGCCGCTGTTCGGCACTGCCGATACAATTGCCTATTGGCGTAAAGCCAGGACGGGCACGCTCGAAATCGTCGACCTCAAATACGGTCGCGGCGTCTTCGTTTCGGCGATCGGCAATCCGCAGCTGCGGATCTACGCGCTGGGAGCGCTGGATCTGCTGCCCAAGGACAAAATGCCCAATAACATCCGCCTGACCGTAATCCAGCCACGGGTGACGGTCGATCCCAGCGAAGAATGCGAGGAGATCAGCTTGTATCAGCTGTTTGACTGGCGCGATACGGTTTTGCAGCCGGCGCTGCAGCGGTTGGCAGCTGACGACAAGAGTGAAACCCCTGGCGAGCATTGCCGTTGGTGCGTCCGCGCCGGCGAGTGCAAAACCCTGGCGGACATGGCCCAGCAGAAGGCAATGGTGGTGTTCAACCCCAAGACTTCGACGCCGGACGCTTCCGGGCTTGACGACAAGCAGCTGGCCGCCGTGCTCGACGTCGCCGAGCTGCTCACCGCCTGGATCGGGCAGGTGCGGGCCGAAGCGTCGCAGCGCCTCGAGCACGGTGGGGTTATCCCCGGCTGGAAGCTGGCAATGAAGCGCTCGCCACGGCGCTGGGTCGACGCCGATAAAGCCCGTGAAGTCCTGAAACTCACCTATCCGGCTTTGCTCGACGAAATGCTCAAGCTCGACACGCCGGCTGCTGTCGAGCGCGTGCTGAAACCGACAATCGCAACGAAGTCCGACCCGGCCAGCATTCTGCGGCCGTTGATCACCAACCAGTCGAGCGGCACCACGCTGGTGCGCGAGGACGATAGCCGTCCGGCCGTGTTGACCGGACCAAAAAGCGTTTTTCAGCAGCTGAAAGAAAGCTTGGACGTGGATTGATCTTGTAATCGCTGCCGCGACTGGTTAAATACTCTTCTACGTCACCCATCCCGGTGCCGTGGAAACGATCGAAACCGAAAGGAACCGACCAATGGCCGCTTCTGGCATCATCACCCCCTACGCCACCCTGTCTTTTGCTCATCTTTTCACCCCGCGACCGCGCGCCGAGGGCGGCGAGCCGGTTTATTCCTGCTCGCTCCTGTTCTCCAAGACCGATCAGCAGACGCCGGAGTACAAAGCGCTGCAGGTCGCCTGCATGAACCTCGCCAAGGAGCGCTTTCCTGGCATGCAGGTGCGCAATCTGCGCCTGCCCTTCCGCGACGCCGCCGAGAAGGCCGGCCAGTACCAGGGCTACGAGCCCGGGGTGATGTATGTCAGCCCGTGGTCGAAGCTGAAGCCGGGCATCGTCGACATCCGCCTGCAGGACGTGCTCGACCCGGCCGAGGTCTGGGCCGGGCAGACTGTACGGGCCTATCTCAGCCCGTTCGCCTGGACGAACTCCGGCAAGAGCGGCGTCTCCTTCGGCCTGCAGCACATCCAGATCGTCAAGAAGGACATGCCGCGCATCGACGGTCGGCTGCCCGCCAACAAGGCGTTCTCGGCGCTCGAGGACAACGCAGACGAGCTGGAAAGCATTCTCTGAGCTTCAAGCTGAAAGGGGCTGTGGCTTGCCGCCACCGCCTGGGAAATAACCCCAACCATAGTCAGGATGATAACCCCAGCCACCATCGGGTGGTGGCGGCTTCATGCCGCCATCCGGTGGCGGCTCGATAGGCATCGGCGGGATCGGCGGCAGCGGATGACTGGCTACCGGCGGATATCCCGGTCCCGGCGGCAGGCTGATGCCGGGAGGGCCCCAGATCGGATGTATCGGCAGGCCGGGTGATCCGCCGCTGGTTGGCGGCATGACTGGGCCGCCGCCGACGCCGAGGTCGCTGATCCAGGCTTCGCCGACGAAAGTCGCCGGGATCGGCTGATCGCTGCCCGAGCGGTTTTTCGGGTAGATGACGCCATTGATTGTGATTGGCACGGTTCCCATAGCATTACCTCCTCTGGTTAAAATCAGGTGCCGAGCGGTGGTTTGCGCTGGCTCATGAACGGCGGCGCCCGCTTGCCGCCGAACAACGGTTTGCTGCCTGGCGCCGGTGGCCGCGGCGCCCGTTTTGCTGGCAGGCGCAGCTTCACTGGCGGTGCGGCTGCCGGCACTCCCGGCGGCGGCGCCGGCAAGGCATTCCTTGGCGGCGGCACGGCGCCGGCCGGGGTACCGCTGGGCGGGGCGATGGCTTGCGCCATCATGGCGGCGAGCGGGCTTTTGGCCATTTCTCTTTTCTCCGTTACGAGGGCAGCAGCGGCATGGTCGGCAAGCCGCCGCTGGCTTGCAGTTGCAGGGCTTTCAGGCGCGAGCTGGGCATGCCGATGGTGTTCACCGTGAACAGGTTGGACAGCTCGGGTGGCGAAGCTCGCGTTGCCTGCGAAGCGGTCCACGGCGCCGCCAAGGTGTCCGCCGAGGCGGCCGCCGGCTGCACGTCGGGCTCGATCAGCGGCAGCTTGGTGTAGTCGAGCGCGCTGGTCTGGAGGCCACCGCTATAGCCCCTATCGTAGCTGCCGGAATAGCCGCCACCACCGCCACCGCCACCAAAAATCGACGCCAGGTCGGGAACCTCGGGCGGCGGCTCGGTGGTGTTGTCGGCAGTAGTGGTGGCACCACCTGCAACAGTGGTGGTCGCGGCGGGTTGTTTATTTCTTGCGCTTTCGGCAATGGCATCCGCGATTTGGCTCATGTCACCGCCGTTGGTTTTGACGTTCTCCTCCAAAGTCGCGTTTGGACTGATATGAAAACCAGCGGCTTGTAGCTTATTGAGTGTTTCGGGAGCCCAACGGACCATCGGTATAGCCGCACCGACTTTAGCTTGTACCTCTGGTGGCGCCGACAAAGCGTTGGGGTATCTACTTAGATCGATGCCAGCTTTGGCCCCAAACTCTCGCCATGTGCCCGTGGTTATCTGCAAATAGCCCTGGGCTGGTCCCGATGTGGTGCCTTGTGTGACGTTTGGAATATTCCGACCACCGCTTTCAGCCCCGATAAGCGTGCCAAGAAACGATCGGCCGCCGGCAGCGGAGGTAGCGTTAGCCAGTACCGGAGCGGCACTCGGGCTCGGTCCCGAGGCGGTCTTGTCGTATTGGGTTTGCGCGATGTTGCGCGCCAGCTGGATGTGGCCGGGATCGTCGTTGACGTTGAGCGTCTCGAGCCCGTACTGGCCGACATGCGCCCGGACCCAGTCGCGCACCGGGCCGGGGGCGAGATCGAGAGCCTGGCCGACCTGGTGTCGCGATCCCGGCGCGCCGTTGTAGCCGGGCGGTGCCGCAGCCCGCCCGCCGACGGCGGTCGGTCGATAAGTGACGCCTTGATAGCTGATCGGCTGCTGTATCCAGTTGGCGTAGAGCTGCGCCTGTGTCCGCGGATCGCGATAACCGCTGAGGATCTGGCGACGGCCGCCGGTGGCGGCTTCGGCCGCCTGCAATATGGCTTCCATGCGGGAAGCGAAGAGCGGATCGAGATTGTTCCAGACAGCCATTTATTTGTCTTTCATCGCCGCACGGTTCCGGCCACGGCGCTGCTCAAGACCCGTGGCAGGTTGATGCTCTGCCCGAGAGTTGGCGGATTGATGACGTTACGGGTGAACCGCTGGGTGGTGAAGCGGTTGCCGACGAACCGCGCCAAGGCGGATGGCGTGAGCGCGGCGGCAAGCGTGCCAGGCAGCGCGCCGATGCTGGTCAGCCCGCCACCGAGACCACCGAGGAAGGTAGGAATGCTCCAGGTCGCCAGGCTGCCGCCGATAGAGGTGCCGCCGCGGCCGGGGATGGCGCGGGTCGGGCGGTAGGTTTCGCCGCGCAGGAGCTGGGCAAGGTCGGCGACGCGCTGTGCGACCGCCGGAGTGGGAGTGTAAAGTGCCTGGGTAGCCGGATGTATCTGTTTTGCTTGCCAATCGGCGGCGTCTTTCGGAGCCATGGTCTCGGCATTGGCATAGGGTGTGCCGGCGGACACATTGCCGCGTATCCGCAGCTCGTACTCGTCGGCCGCCAATTGCCGGGCCCCGATCGGATTGTGCTCGAGCAGAGCCGCGGCCTGCTCGGGATTGCCGATGCCGGAAGCGCCAAAGATCGAGCTGTAAGCCGCTCCGGCGGTCTTTGCCGGTTGGCCATGCTCATCGCGAAGGTTGCTCAACACGTCACGTTGGCGGGCCAGCTGGCTAAATCGGTTTTCAGCCGCATCGAACAGATTTCCGCCAACGCCAGGAGCCTCGCGCTCGGCGGTGGCGCGCATCGCCCGGGTCTTGGCTTCGCGGATAGCCTGCCAGATGTTGTTGTCTGGAGTGAAGTTGGGATCGTTGGCGTAGTTGACGGCCCGGGCTGTCCGCTCGGCCTGGAAGCTCGGGCCGCGATTGGCCAATCGTTGCGCGGCGATGTTTTGCAGGGCAAGCGCGGTCTGCGGCGTCTGCGGTTGCGCCATGATCGACGCCTGGGCGCCATTCAGTTGCTGCTCGAGCGCCGGATCGAGCACCTGGTTCGACGAGGCTCGGAGGTCGGCCTGCAGCCGGTCGATGGTCGCCCGCTGGCTGGCCTGATTGACCTGCGGGTCGTTGCGCAGGGCATTGAGGATGGCATGCTGCTCGGCCGGATCGACGACGGCCTCGCGTGGTACGACACGATGCAGTCCATTGTCGTAGAGATTGTCGATCTGATCCTGGATATTTCTGGTGGCGGTATCCAGGACCGGCAGGGCCCGCTCACCGATGGTCGTCGGGCCAATGCGGTTCGGTGGAAGATTGGTCCGCGTCGGATCGATCATGTTGGCGGTGATCAGCGCTTGCCGGTCCATGTCCGCCAGCTGCGCCCGGCGAGCGGCGTAGGCTGGTCCTCCGGCAAACGGCGGCATCGTGGAAATGTCTTCGAGGACACGGGCATAACGGTTGCCGAACCGACCCAGGCTGATGTCTTGGGCGGTGCCTTGTCCGCTGGTCGCCGCCAACCTGTCTGCCGCGGCCAGCCGGGCAGCCGAGGTTTCCGGGTTGACTGCCGGTATCGCGCCGGCAGCACCGCCAGGCGGTCCTCCGCCGGGCGGTGTCCGCCACGGTCCTCCGGCCGGACGGTCGGTGAGCGCCCGGCTAGCCGCGTGATAACCGAGATAGGTCGCCAGGTCCGGCGCGGCACCGCCGCCGATGATGCTGCCGATGACGTCGCCGTAATCGCGCCCGGCGGTGCCGCCGGTCGCCTGGTCGATGAGGCTGCCGACGCCATGGCCGATGTCCTGGCCGACAGCGGCGCCGCCGGCGGTAACCGCGGCGCGGCCGAGCAGATTGGCCCCAGTTGCCGCCAGCTCGCGGCCGCCCATCGCCGCGATCTCGGGAATGGTGCCGGCGCCGCCGGTGAGGATCAATGGCGCGGCTACCCGTCCGACGGTCTCACCGATGCTGTTCTCGTAGCCTTTAACCGGCGGGACATAGCGGTTGTAGAGATCCTCGAACGTTGTTGGCGCCACGATCAGTGGCTGCTGTTGATCGGGAGCGCTGAAGGTATTCTCGATCCGCCGCGGTATGTTGGCGATGCCGGCCGTGGCGGCGCCGGCGACATCCGGCAATGCGGCCAGGCCGGCGCCAAGACCGTGCGCCAGCGATCCGGCCTCGCCGAGAACGTAGCGCCCGCCGCTGCCGAGAGCGCTGCCGACCATCGGCCAGAAACCGCCGGCCGCTTCGACGTTGGCGGCATTGGCTTTGGCACGGTCGTTGCCTTCTTGAATAAGTTGCTGCAGGCGCTGCTCGTCGGACACCGGGTTTTGCCCGGCGGACAGCGGCGTTGACGAAGGCGGGAGGATCGGGCTGATCGGCAAGGTATTGGTGTCCGCTCCGGCAGCGTCTGCCGCCGCCGTTTCGGCCCGTTGTCGACCCTGGACGAGGAGCTGCTGCAGGCGGGCGTCGTCCGGGCTGATGTCCGCCATCTACTTGCCGCTTTGCCGCTTGTTGAGGATATTGATCACCTCGAGCCGGTCCTGCCGGGTCATGCCGCTCCAGGCAGTCGGGTCGATATTGGCGGGCTTCGCCAGATCATCACCGTAGACATCCGGAGCGAGCGCGCCATCGGCCAGGCTGACACCCTGTTGCGCCGCCTTGGTCTGCATATCGCGGCGACCATTGGGGTCGTTGGAATAGGCATTGTTGAGCATGGCGTTGAGGAAATTGGCTTGCACCTGCAGCTTGGCTTTGCGCGTCGCGGCGTTGTCGCCGGCCATCGGCACCATCGTGCGTATGTCGCGCGGATACTCGGCACCGCCGAAGGCGGCGCCCGACATCCGGTAAAGCGACGGCATGACGAAGCTGTTGACGGCTTGCAGGTATTCCTTGGTCTCCGGCGTCGTCGCGTTGCGCTCGAGCCAATTATTGAGAAAAGTCGGATCGCCTTGCGGATTGGCCAGCCAAGCTTGCACGGCATCCGGCAGCGCCACCGGCTTCGCCTTGAGCATGTAAGCGTGCCCGGGCACCATTATCGACGCCAGCTCGATGGCTTTCTGCTGATCGACGGTCTTTGTCGGCGGTGGCGCGCCGGGAACCTCGGTGACGGTGATACCCGGTTGCGGCATCGGGGTTACGGTAACTCGACCGGGCGTAGGCGCCACTGTTGCGGCTGGCGCCGCTGCCGGAGCCGTTGTCGATCCAGCTCCTGTTGCCGCGGCGGTAGGTGCGGTCACCGGGGCAGCGCTAGGCACGCTGACCCCGGCGCGATTGTAGACGTCGACCGGATTGACCAAGCCGGCCGGCAGCGTCGGGATATCGATGTTGATCGATTGCGTGCCGTCGGGGTTCTTGACCAGGGTACGCTTGGTCGGGAAGTGCGAGGCCAGGCTGATGTCGTAGTCGTAGGCTTGCGCCGGCTTCGGTACGAATTTTGGATCCTGCATCTGGCGTGAGATGTCCGACAGCTTCCGCAGCTCGACCTCTTCCGCCGAGGTGCCGGTGAAACCGCTGCCGCCGGCATCGGGGCCGGCCGCCTGCTTGTACTGGCCGGGATGGTCAGGATCGGGCACTATCGCCGTCTGCCCCTGGTTCATCAACGTCAACTGGGCCTTGGCGCGATTGGCCAGCAGGTTCTGACGGAGAACCTCCTCTGTCGAGTTGAGCGGCGGCCCGTTGCCCTGGCTGCGCGCCTGCAACTGCGCCAGGGTGTAAGCCTCCTGGGCGGCGGCATCGCTGCCCAGCGGGTTCGGTTCGGCACCGGCATAGGGCGTCGCCGTCTTGCTGCGCGGATCGAGGAAGACGTAGCCGCCGCCCTGTGCCTCGGTGCGCGGCGCGTAGGCGGTGGCGGCGATCTCGGCCTGCTTCTTGGCGATGTCCGCCGCCGCTGCCGCCGACGTTCCGGCGACGTCGCCGGTCATCGAAACATCGGTGGTGGTTGGAGCGGTACCAGTCATCAAGGCCATGTTGAGCCTGACCTGATCAGGGTTGAAGGCCCTCGGATCCTGTGCGGCGGCAGCAATGTTGGCCGTACCAATCATCTTGCGATAGGCATTGATGCCTTCCTCGGGATTACCGGTCATGGCATAGATCCGAGCAGCGGCGCGAGCCGCGGCTTGTGACTTGGTGTAAAGATCCATGTCCGCCGCCGACGGCTGCTGCACATCCGGTGGCGTCCCCTGCGCCAGGGCCGGGTCGACCCCGCTGCCCGGCTCGAGATGCGATCTGTCGACGATGATCGGTTGTGGCTTCAGCACGCTAGCGGCGGCTGCCTCGGCCATCGGATCTTGTGCCG